AACCCCTCGCCCACATTTGTAGGTTTGTGTTTACGTCCAATTTATTAATGAATAAATCTTCTAATATTGATTTAACTCTATCTGATTCTGAAAATATAGTTAATATTTCACCCTTTTCAGATAATGTTGTTGATTCTTCCGCGTAGATATCTAACGCTGCTGAAATTTCAGGAGTAAACTCCATAGATTCATAATCATAGTACGCGGCTAATCTGTTTGGTTCATAATAAACCGATTGGTTATATAGAGATTGGTCTAATTTAGCCCACTTATCGGCAACGTATTGACTTTGTTGAGCTTGCAACATAGCCTTTTCGTACTCTTCTCTATTATCCGTCTTTAGTATTTGGTCTTTAGAGAAATTAAATGAAGGTATTTGGTCTTTTTTTACCTGATTAGGGAAACCAAACATCCTCGTTAATTTCTGAAAGACTGTGTTATTATTCTCTGCCATCGTATATAAATAGTTTTCTTTACAATATAAACCTTTTTATTTAATTAGGAAACGTTATTTACTTTTTCCAAATAACCAAGAGAACTCACGATATTGGTCTTTTGGTACGTTATGTGGGTTATCTTTGTGGAAAAAACTTGGGTCTGTCGCCATTGCTCCGATTGGGTCTAATGATGTTCCATAGGAATAATGTGATTTATTCACCTCATAAGTTCTCTCGGACATAGTCCAAGACTCTAACATTGCTTTATTTGCGTTTTCGGTTTTTTCTAATTGATTGAAACAAATATCCGCAGAATATAAAGCCATAGATAAACTCATAATGGCATCATCGTGAGCACCTTTCATATGGTCAGGTCTTCCATTCATATAAACAAACGTATTAAGTTCATTTAATAATCTATTTGACCTAACTTGGAATCCTTTTCTTAAAGCCTCTTCAAACGCGGCAATAATTTGAGTTCTTTTATTATTAAAGTTTAATCCAGGAATTTTATCTAACGCCTTCTTGTTATACTCCCAAATATTTTGAGTGTTAATTCCGTCAATATATAAATTCTTATAATTTAATTCCTGTAACTTTCTAGATGTGGCAACCCCCATACCTCCCGTAATATCAATTACAATAAAGGCGTTACCATATAAGATTCCCCATTTATATGCAATCGCAGCTAAATCATCTGGAGGTATTTTACCAATGTATTCCGCAACTTGTTCTCTATCGTCGAAATCAATAATATTAATAGATGAAAAATCCTCACTATCACCTCTACTAACGTCAACACCCATAATATATCTGTGACCATTAATAGGTTCTTTCCATTGCCAAAAAGTCCCCTGCATATACTTCTCAATCGGAACTCTAATCATATTTTTGGCAATATTCTCTTGAACATCACCAGGAATAACACCGTCTCCCGAACCCAAGAAATCACACTCCAACTCCTGAGCGATTTTACGTCTATCGTATTTGAATTTTTTAGACATAGATTCAAACCAAGAGGAAAATGGTTTATATCCCTGTTCTTCTAATTCTTGGTATTTGTTTATGTCAAATTCTGTAAGAACAACCTCATCATCATTATATTGTTCTCTATTCAACATATAATGACATATATCGTTACATTTAACCCATCTTAGGTCCTTGGTATACCTTGGGTCTTTAAACCATCTTAAATCGGTTATATGGAAGTCATTAATACCTCTTAATGCTTGATCATAAACACCATAATATATTGGGTCATATCCATTTGGAGTTGAGATAAGTATAATCTTACCACCCGTAGACAAAGACGCCATAGATGCTGCCCAAAAATCTTCTCCCGCTTCGATATATGCGGCCTCGTCAAATACAAGTACCGTTGGTGTAAAACCACGAAGTGCATCCGCAGATGTTGCAACCGCCTTAACTTCGGACCCATTATTTAATCTAAATCTACTTTCGGAGTTTTTATCAGGTGAGAACCCTACATTTATCCATTCTGGCCATTGTTCTAAAAAGTGACGAACTTTATTTGCCATCTCAATCGCCGTATCACGTTTGTTCGCAATAATAAGAATCCTTTCGGGATTCTCAGGTTTAGCCAATTGTAATTTTTTTGATAACCAAGCGGCGGTTACTGTTGTTACCCCCGCCTGTCTATACTTTTTAGTAATATTTTCATTGTAATCTTCGTAATCCTGAATCAATTGTATTTGATCTGGAAACAAATTCATAGGTACATATTTCTTCTGAGTGTTATCATACGTTTGTAGATACGTTCTCAGTGCGTAAGGTGTGTCCTTTATAATTTTTGCATATTCTAATAATTGTTCTGCTCTACTATTCATATATATAAATACAAAAAAAGGTGGTAAAACTTACCACCTTTATATTATCTTCTTTGAAATGGACTATCATCGTCTTCTTCATCATCGTCATCATAATCAATATTTCCTTTAATCCCTAATGAATTAAGGAAACTATTAATATCGTCAGGTTCTGATTCATCAGTCACATCATCTAAATCGTCTCTAAACACTGAAACGGCATCTTCGTAAGCTTGGTCATTAAACATTCTATTGATACCCTCCATTAATTCGTTCATTAATCTCTTACCTTTTTCGGTTCCTTGTAGAACTTCTCTCATAAAGACTAAGAATTTTTTAGCGGGTAATTTGAATATTTCAACTAGTAAGTAATTTTGTAATTCTCTTTTATTCTCATCAATCAGAATATCTTCAGGAAATTGATTTCTCAATCTATCCCAAATTGCGGGACCTAATCTCAAATCCCACATTTCCTTTTCTAAAGTATCTTCAGAAGATTCAACTTCATCATATGTTTCTTCATCTTCAGGTCTTCCTTGGATTGCGAATAATTCTAATACTCCTTTTATTAATTCGTGAACTAAAACAGGAAAGTTAATCCCACGTGCAACTACTTTCGCTACACCATCTTCATCTTCAGGTCTTTCAACTTGTTCTTTTCCTGCACCCGAATTACCCATCTGTTTAATTGTCTCGTCACTCAATTGCCAATAACTAAGGTCATTGATTGACATCATAATACCGTACATATTGATTAAATTAGGATTACCCGTAATTTCACCAATTTTTTCAGGAGCTAAATGGTACATATAATGTCCCTTGTTAGATGCTCCTTGTATGACACTGTTAATCAAACGTCTTTTAGCTTTCTCAACATCTAAACCTTGTAATTCATTAAATAAGTTAAGTTCAACACCTAAATCGATATCGTCATCAATATCAACTTCTTCTGGATTTTCTTCGTTGTTATCGTCTCTATTAAAATCATCAGTGTCGACCTCACCCATTCCAATTATTTTAGCGTCAAATTCAATGGAACCTTCTGGTATACCCATTTCCTTCATAACTAAATCCACAGCTAAACGTTCTAATTCTTCTCTATGATTTAATTCCGCTTGAACAATAGTGTTGTGTGCATTCATTAACAAGTGTTGTAAACTCATTACTCCCTCCATCCCACGAAGAGTTGGAGCGTTCGGAACATATCTTCTAAGTGTTGCTAGTAATTGTCTATATCTTTCAGAACCAAGTACTTCTTGGAAGTTCTTGTTTGGTTCGTCACCTGTTTTAGGTAAAGGTACTTTCTTAAAAGGAGTTTCCCCCTGTTTCAATTTATCTTCAACCCCACTATCAGGTCTATCCTCTGAATCAAAATCCATTGCCATCTCTTCTAAATTTTCTTTTATCAAAGATAGTAATTTTTTCTTAGAAAGTATCATTATTTTGTTTCTTTTAACGCTTTTGGTTTAGGGTTTTTTCCCGGACCAGGTTGATAAGGTGTTTTTGGTTTAGTACCAGGATTTGTTTTTGGTTTTACTGGTGCTGGTTTTGTTGTTGGTTGAGCATCCACAGTTTCAACGTTTGAGATAACATCGTAACTCATAAATTCTGGAATACCGTTATGTCCTTTTTTAACTTGTGGACCAACCTCTTGTTCTTTCAATTTGAATTGAATCATTTCCATAATTTCATTTTTTGATGTAAAACTATGAAATTTTTTGTTAGCAACTTCAGAAACCCACTCTTTTATGTTTTCCTTTTTGTCTTTTTTATTTGAATCTTTCTTTTTTTGACCCTTTAATATTTTAAAATCTTGAGCATCAATTTCACCATTGTGATTCTTATCTAATTTCTTTTGATTACCCTTTAATTCTTCTTTCATCTCCTCTTCGTAAGTTTCGATAGATTTGTTTTGTTTTTTTGCGTCGGCGATTTTTTGAGATGCCAACGGATCTTTTTTTGAAATCATAATATCGGCTTCACCTAAGATTCTACTTGCAAATGTTACAAGTTGTTTGTCACTAAAATTAACTAGTGTTTTTTCTGAGAACCCTTCTTTCATTAAGGATTCAACTATTTCGTTTCTTTTCATATTTCTTTGAATTTTATCTCTTCTTTTAATAATTGATAATCTCTTTGTTTTAGTTTTTTAGAAACAGATTCCAAAGATTCCCCAAATTTGAAGGTTAATCTATCGAACTCAGATTCGAAATCAAATTTCTCCCAAGCCAATGCGACTACACCATCTACAGCATCAATAACTCCGAAATAATCGGAGTCTTGAACTAATTCTAATTTTAAATCGGTATTTTTTAATAAGCCAACTAAGTCGACATATTCTATTTCAGGTGATTTAGATCCAGATATTGCGGATGCTGGTATAACAAACCACTCCTCTATGTCAATTTCAGTAGATGAACTAAAGATAAATTCGTACTGTTTTTGACCTTTGTAATCTGAACCGATTTCATTGACATAGATAAGATTCATTTATTTGAAATATTTGCTTAGTGTCTCACCAACACTCTTGTTAATTTCGTTTTTGATTTCATCCATATCAATTTCTTGAATATCGTCGGATTCTTCATCAATATCGGCATATTTTGATAAATCAATTTCGTCTGCCTCAATTGGAGTATTAATAAAAGATTCCAAAGCATCCATTGATGAGTCCTCACCAGTTAAAGCGTCCATTGATAATTCTTCCTCAATTTCTTCGTCGCCCATTTCAGGTTCTTCAGCGGGTACTTCTTCGTCACCCATTTCAGGTTCTTCAGCAGGTACCTCTTCGTCACCAAAATCTTCATCTCTTTCGAATTTTTTAGCAATTTCTTCAATATCCTCTTCTTCAAGTTTATCTAAATCAACTGCGGATATAATCATATTAAGAACGTACTTAATATCGTCACTTTCCATTTTTTCTTTTTGGTCTCTTAATTCTTGACCAAGTTTACCTGCAAATTTTTGCACTTCAGCCATATAATCGGAAGGTTTTCCTTCTGCACTTGACTCATCACCCATTTCTTCATCACCCATTTCAGGAGCTTCGGTATCTGTAGATACGTCATCCATAGATGGAGCTTCAGTGTCAGTAGAACCCATATCAGGTGCTGACATATCTGCGGATGGTTCAGCCTCTGGTGCTGGAACGTCCATTGCAGGTTCAGCAGCTAGAGCCTCTCCTTGAGGTTTGTTCTGTTTTAAAACATATTTTGTTGCTTCTTGTAACTCCTCTTGACCTTTAACCAACTCAAGTCTTTTTAACGCCTCACCATATGAAGAAAATCTGTTTTTATTCTTCATAAACATACCACCGATATAATCAAGTGATGATTCGTTTAGACCTCTCTTAACATAGTAACCGTCTCTTTCTTTAACGATACCATATACACCACCACCATTCTTAGCTTCTGAAACTAATTCTGCTGATTTTGATTGAGGTTTATTATTTGCGTTATTGTAGTAAGTTAACTCAAGGATTCTTTTTAATTTGTCATCCCCGTTTAATTTCTCACTTCCAAGTGGTTTTAATTCTGCCATTTTGATATTAATTAAGATATACTTATTCTTATCCTATAAATACATAGATATATAGAAAAAAATAAGGTTCCTTATTGTGTTATGGACAATTTCTTATCTGTTATGTCCGTTTTTAGTTTTAGTAACTTCTCTATGTATCCATTTCTTCTAAGTAATTTAAAGGTTAAGTTTTCATAAGAATACTCTCCTCCTGTCTCTAAACCACTTTGTCTGAATTGTTTTAATTTTTTTCTTAACGATTCAATCTTAGGTAAAACTTCACTATTAAGACCCAAATCAACTAAATAATCTATTTTTTTGGCGAATTCTTCGCCCTTTTCTAATATCTTTCTATCATCAATATTAGGTGTTTCTCTTTTAGGTTCAATTTCCCACTTATCGTGTAAAATGGAATAAACACCTGAAGAAATGTGTGGTTCATCCACATCTTGAACATAAACTTCCACATCAAAACCTTTAATTTTAATGTTGTGTTTCTCATTCCAAACATTCTTTTTTGCGTCAAAAAATTCTTTTACTATTGTATGTAACGCGATTGAATCTTTACCTCTATTTCCATCCATTTCATCCATATCAATTAATACGTGTAAATCGACATCAGAAAATTCCGACCAATTGTAGTTTGATAAAGAACCAGTTAACACTATGTCGTGAATAAAGAATTCAACACCAAAAGATTCAACAAAATCATCCGCAATCTCAAGTAAACGTTTTCTAACGTCACCCTTCATTTTGAAACCATCTTTAGATTCGTCAAAAATTTCACTTGATAGACTATCCTTAGTTTCAAAAGATTTTACAATTCTTTCGTCATCTTTAGTGTACTCAACTAGTTCTTCAAATAAACTCATTTTACTTTGGTAAATTTGTGTGTTTTGGATATCTCCTGATTAAAATACTTTCCTTGAGATTCGGCCATTCTAAATTTAGTGAACTTAGCCCAAGGAACCTTTTCGTATTCATAAATAGATCCATTATTAAAAGTTACAGATAATTTCTCTTCTTCAGTGAAATATGTGGCACTCTGTAAGTTTGATGATTTAATTGTAACCTCAATTAAGTTACCATTAATCGATTCTGATATAATACCCATAGTTTTATGTTTTTATAAGAATATACTAAATAAATATCAAATAAAAAACCCCTCGTTTGAGAGGGGTCCATTTATTTTCATTAATTTCTTAATTATTTCATACATTCCTGTAATTCGGCATCTTGTTGATTTTGTTCGGCA